TTATTTCTCACATACTGTGCAGAGAAATATCTACCCATGTATGGTTCCATAGCAGCAATAACACCAAGTTGCTCATTAAGAAGTTCATTTTCTTTGAGGTCAGAGAAGTGATTGTCATACAGATAATCATATTGAATGTGATCTTCAAGTTCTGTCCAATCTTCGGAGGTGATAACATTTTTCAGAATCAACTGAGTCTTCAGCATATCGTTGAAGATACTAGAGAATCTTTTACGCAATCTGCCGACAAACTTGGTGAACTTCAGTTCATCACGCAGAATCTCAGAAGAACGACCAAGATTGAATCCACCAGAACTATCGAGTCTGCTGGAAGGAACATTCAGAGATTTGTAGAGTTTAGTTTGGAAGTAGTCAACATCAGAAAGTTCTCCAAGATTTTGACCACCAGGCAGTGTAGAAATTTCAGTTCCTCTACCACCTTCTCTTCTGGGTAACCAGAAATCCTCAAGCATTGCCATATGCTTACGGTCATCACGGATTTCTCCAGTATTCGCATTATAGACAAGTTTGTTGCGATAGCGATTCATCACATCGCGCAGATACTGTTCTGCTTTTACCTTAGGCAGATTGCCAACATCAATGTAGAAGATTCTACGTTCTGGTGCTCTTGACAGTCTGTAGATAACAAGACTATCCTCAACCATTCTCAATTGGTTAAGTGCTTTAATTGCTTTATGCAAATATGATAAAATTGTTTGTTTATTTCTATCTACCAGTCCGGAAGTTACAAATGTAATTGCATCTTTTGAGATCTTTACCGCACCTTTTGCATTTCTGTTTGGATAAATTCCTCCACCATTCTTCTGTGCGGAGTTGGGATCGTAAAGATAATATTCTTCTACTTCAGGTGTTTTATAATTTTCTGGATTTAATGGGTCTTTACCATTTCTTGCAACATTAAATGGAGACTGATTGTTTGGTCCATTTTTCTCTTGCTTACGAATCAAACGAATCTTAAGTGGATCAATATATCTAATATCCTGGATACCTGATGAAGGATCATTAAAGTCAATTACTTTATGATAGAAAACTCTTCCGTCAATATACCAATTTCTGAAAATTTCATGAGACTTCCTATCGAAGTTCATCATGTTTTTAATATTTTTAAACTCGTCTCTAATAATATCTTTTAATCTATCAGAAGCAGGAAGGTTAGATAACTCAATTTCTACGGGTGAATCATTGAGATCAGAAACAATTGCTTCATTTACAATATCTTCAATCGCACTATCACACTCAGGATGCAGACACATTTCACGATATCTACGAATCAGATCCTGTTCAGACTTATAAACTCCCTCGATATCTACGTATTGTCCGTAGAAACCGCTGGAGAGATAGAAATCTGATTTGTCCTCATCTGTTTGAGGCACAGGGGAGACAATGCTTTTTGAAGCCTTGCCTTCCCCTGGATCTGGTAGTTTAAAACCAAATAATTTAGACATTAATCAAGATTGAACTTATTATCCTACTATTTATACTCCAGTTCCCAACTGAGATTTACCAGCAGCATCAAGAGCATCAAGCCATTGAACTTCCATGGTTACTGAAAATTCTTCAATGGTGTCAGAACTATCGTAAGAAAGTGCGATATCTGAGACATTAGTTGGGAATGCACCATAAAATCTGTACTGCTTAAGTACAGGAATTTTTGGTTGAGTTGTTGGTGCAGTTCCACCAACTTGTGCTCTTCCAAACTGCTTAACATACATATCCTGCTGATAAGAAGTAGGATTTGTAATACCAGCATTATCCTCACTCTTATTGATGAGGTTCATCCATCTTTCAAAAGCAGTTCTGATGCTGAAGTCAACATCATTAATAACGGTGATGGTCCATGGATCAAACGTTCTGTCTCCAGCAACTTTCAGATTTCTACCTCTGAAAGGGATATTAATTGGGGAGATATTGGAAGCGGGGAGATTTGCTGCCTTAACCATGAATCTAGTTCTATCAGTTAAGGCATCCTTAGTTGTATCAGTTGGGACGGCATCATCGGGAAAGTACAATTCGCACTCAAACAGATTGGGTCTTGCACCTCCGCCGATCATTCTACCCTTGAATGCATCAAGGGTCCTATCCTTGGTATTTGGAATGTTACGGTTAGCCATTAGATGTTTCCTCTACTGTGTGAATGAATTAAACGTTACCGACTACTTCTTCAAAACTTACTCCGGTGCGAGTAGCAACGAAGGTAAGACCGATGAAGTTGATTGATCTTGCAGGTTTTACAAAGATGTCTGCTCTAAACTGGTTAGAGTCAACAATGTCTGGAGTATTGTTGGTTTCATCGCAGATTACGACAAAATCATTGACACCTCTCTTTGCCTTAACATCACGAAGGAAGGGTTCAACAATATTGACAAAGTTAGATCTGGTAATTACATCGTTGAATTCAAAGAGTTGATCCTTTGCTGCTCTCTCGATTGAATCCTCAATGGTGAGGAACAGACGACGAACGTTGATTCTATCGAAGGCAGAAGCGAATGCAAGTCCAGTCTTATCACCAAAGAGGATGATTCCAGAACCCGGTTGTGCAACAACTGGATTAATTCTATTAGGATAGATCAAATCTCTTTGTGCTTGTGTTGGGTTGTAAGCAAGTTTTACCGCACCATTGATTGCTCCCCTGGAGGAACCAGCAGGTGAGAACCAAGGGAATTGGTTAATTGAAGTTCTTGCCATCAAACCAGCAATGTCAGCATTACATGCGACATAACGGAACTCATTATTAAATCTATCGAAGGTGTACTTATATCCCGAGTCAAAGACCGCGTAGGAGGATGAAGTCAGACCATCGAAGAATGAAATAATGTTATCTGTTTGCGTATCCGAGTTTGATACATTAACAACACCTGCCTTATGTGGTGATATGCAAGCGATACAGTCCTTTCTAAGATTAGCAATTTCAATCAGTTTATTTGCTTTTGCTTGTGAATCAAAGACTGAAGAACCACCAGAAGGTCCATTAATAAGGAAGTTAACTGGATATTCAGCAGGATTCTTAAGGACTTCATAAGAATTTACAATGTCAGAAAGTCCTACATCGAAACCAGGATAACCTTCTCCGGAAGCACCTGAATAGTTTGCACCACCAGTCAGGTTATAAGTCCTTGCACCTTCAACATTGTATGTACTTCCTTGTGCGACAGAACCCCAAGCACCACTAGTAACACTAAATGCCTGACCAGTTCCGGCAGTTATTCCACCAGCAACTCCAGCTGGATGAGCTCCAGAGTAAATGAATTCAGAAAGTCTAGCAATAGAATTCTTGTAGAAGACTGATTCGGTTGGAGAAGTAACACCATCCGATGATTTGCTAAGGAAGGTAAATTTCTCAACGATGTTTCCAGCACTTCCTGTTACTGCTCCTGTGTCATCAACTACAACAACGTGAATTTCATCGTTCTTTGCACTTCTTTCGGAAGCGTACTGTGAAGTTCCGGGTTTCTGAGCGATTGACTTCCAGGAAACAGTGGAGTTGGTAAGTCCAAGAGTTTGTGAGTTATACCAGTCAGTAAGAGTAGCAGAAGTGTAAGTTGCTAATCCAACAGCAGAAGTATTTCTGACACGGAGTTCATTATCACTTGTGGTTGTAGTAGATGCTCTGGTGAAAGTAAAGACTGCACCATCTCCAGCAGTACTAATACCACTAATTGCCTGATCAACAAATACTGTAGAAAGACCGATACCAATAACCTTGGTTCCTGCAGTAACAGTTGAATTGCCACCGGTTACGGTAACAACGTCTCCAACTGCGATGTTCTGAGTCATGCCACCGCCAGCAGAAGTTGTGGTGACACCAGTGATAGAAGCATCAAAGACTGAATCAATCTCACCGGCAGTTGTACCAACACCAACGGTTGTGGATACTGTGGTTGATGTTGGTGCAGCAAATGCTAATGAACCACCCTGCTGATAACTAGCAGAAGATACAGTTCCATCAGCAGCGATTCTATCAGTAACTTTAACTGATATTTGACCAGCACCAACTTCAGTAATGATTGCTCTCAAGCAACCATCATAAGCACTTGTGCTGCCAGAACCAGCATTTACTCTTCCAGTAATTTTTTGGGTAACACCCATTCCGACTACTACACCAGTAGTGTTAATACCACTGATGATTTGGTCAGCAGCACCGTCAATAGTGCAAACCTTAAGATTGTTTGCCCACTTACCGGGATTCTTTGCTGCGTATTCCCAAGTTACAGAAGGGGAACTATGAGAATTTTCGTAATTTTCGTATGATTCAATCTTTAAAGCAGTGCCATCATTGTTGGCGTTATTAAGATTAGTACCACTGGATCTTAATACTCTAAGAGTACCACCATAAGAAAGATAAGTAGACGCACTCAACCAGTAGTCACACTGTGCGTCGGTTGTGATTGGCTTACCAAAGGTAGCGAGAAGGTCCTGTTCGGTTTCGATAAGAATGGGAACATTTACTGGTCCTTTCTCAAATGGACCTGCAATTGCACCAACTTGGTCATTTGCAGCATCCACTCTACCGATTGTTAAGTCAACTTCTCTTACTTTGACGCCGGGGGATACTAGGTTAAGCGACATGTCTTTTCCTCGACCGAAGATTCATTTTTACTAAAACTATTTAGAAATTTTGACTCCTTAAGTGGGGAAACAGTGCATGAACTACCAATCTGGATAGGACCAATTACTTATATCGACTTTTCTACCAGCAATTATTCTCTTTTTCGTACATTCCTTACACTCATAAGAATATGACGATGGGAGCACACCCCTTCCCTTTCTCGTCATATAAAAGTCTTCTATTAAATCTTTATTCTCTTTACATGTTCGACACACTCTTTTCTTGAACAGTAAGTGTTCTAAACTAAACTGTTCGTCGAATCCCATTACTGATACTCCCACATATAAGATCTGTCACCATATTCATCAGTATGCCACCTATCTCCTTCAACATCTACAAAACTAGTTTCCTCTAATCCATCAGACAAGAATCCAAATGGTGCCATGTCCTGTTCAATCTGATTTTTCTGCTCTTCATACAGTCTCTTACGAACATCCTGATCAGTAAGTTCTTTGAAGTAATCCTGTTGAACCAACCATGCATAGATTACCAGACACATTGCAAGGTCATCATTACAACCTTCTTCCGCCTCAAATGTATTACGTTTTTGGATAAAAGTTGTCAATTCGGATATAATTTCATAATCATTGAAGATAACTTTATCTTCTTCAATCATTGTCTTCAGATTGAGTGATCCAACTTGCTTGACAGTCTTACTCATCTTGACACCAAGTTGTGTCTTCTTACCAGAGAATCCCTGCCCTACAATCTGACCTGCTCTACCACGCATCGAGCACATCAGTAGATTTTGATACTCAAGATCATAGTTTAAAATTGAAGCAACTTGGTCTCCAACGTCATTTACTTCACACAGAACAAATGCATTATTATAATTTCTTACTAC